GTCAAGCATTATATTTGATTTACTCTAAACAAGTAAAAGATCATTAGCAAGATTTACTCCCTTGCTACTGATCCCTGATCCAATAGATCATGAGTCTTTGCAACTATTGGATCTGGGATCAGTCATTATTGACTGTGGAGATAACACTATAACACGAGGGCACACGTAGGATCCTGTATGGTATTAAGCAACGTTACCTACCTTGCGTAGCATAGTGACTGATCATTATTTGCTGGACACAGCAACCTCAGACTAGGGGCGCCCTAAGTCGTATGAGCACGCAAGTCTCGACAAGGTTGTTTATAGCTTAATGCTGTGTCCTGCTAATAATGCCACTTTAGAATGATTCTAAAAATCATTCTAAAGTAGGAAGGAGCCGAGCTTTAAGCCTCAAGCTTCAAGCTGCAGTTTAGAATGATTCTAATTAACAACTAGGTGCGACAACATTGCACTTGAGTGTTATAGGATTATCCTATATAGTGTACCTGCTGGGCACAAACGTAAGTAGGCTGCAGACGAAATGCCCAGCCCCAACAAAAAACAACTATAGGTTGTAGAAAGGAATAAAACATATGAGTGAATCAAGTGAAGAGTTAAAAAGAATAGCTAACGCTATAGAGGAGATCCTGAGACTAGTTAAGCTGGACCAGGAAGCAGCTAAAAAAAGATGGGAGTATAAACCTGAGGAGGAGGAGAATCGTCCTCAATTTAAAGTATGAGTAGACGTCCCGGGCCAGCAATGGCCCGCGTTTACCTGCAACACTGGCGATGGCTCATGGACCAGGGACCAAGCTACAAGCTACAAGCGGCAAGCTGCAAGCTTCAAGCTGCAAGCTTGACAAGACAGAATTATAATGTTATAGTATCCTATAAAAGAAAGGAGAAAGAATTATGAATATAAAAGAAGCTCAAGCAATAACTCACACATTAAGCAAGCCTGGCAAAATGCCTGGATTTGCCTACAGCACACCAGCCCACGAATGCAAAACAGGGACCAAACTTAGGGCCATCCCTAACAGCGTTTGCGCTAACTGTTACGCATACGAGCGCGGCCGTTATAGATTCCAAAATGTAAAAGACGCACAATACAAAAGATTTAAATCCTTGACCCATCCGCTATGGGTCGAAGCGATGGCAGCTCAAATCAATTCTAAAAAGGTGAAGCATTTCCGCTGGCACGACTCAGGAGATGTACAGAACCTGGACCATCTAAACAAGATCTATGAAGTCTGTAGACTGACGCCTTCAGTTAAGCACTGGATGCCAACGCGGGAAGCATGGACCAAGGACCACCTGACCAGCTGCCCGGACAATTTAATTATAAGATTCTCTGTACCGATGATTGATCAGGAGGCGCCAGTTAGCTGGCCGCACACGTCAACGGTAACAACGAAGCCTGGCAAACGTACATGTCCAGCCCCTACTCAAGGCAACCAATGCAAGGACTGCAGGGCCTGCTGGGACAAGACAGTTAAAAATATTTGTTATGGCGAACATTAAAAAATTCCCGCGTGGAATATCGGATCAGGCCATTAGCTTAAGAGCTCACGACGGTGAGCGCGAGCGTGCGCCTGATTCGGGCCTCAAGCCTAAAAGTTATGTATGGTATTTTCACAATCACAAATGGAAGCAACGGTATGATCCAAGCGCCAAGCAGCAAGCTCCAAGCTCCAAGCCTCACGCTCCAATATTTAGAAAGCTGCAAGCTTCAAGCGCCAAGCTTCGAAAGTAATAAGTGACAAGCGTCAAGCTCTAAGCTACAAGCTTTAAGCTCCAAGCCCCTCTCAACTAATTCCAAGATTCTTGAACCACGGTACATATGAAAACGATTAGCGGACCTTGGACCAAGGGCCTCGGTTAAGATAAATGTGTTGTCAGGATGTTTCACGTGGAACGCAATTTGGTGCGGACTAAATCTTATTTTTTTACCCTTGGTTACTTTTAACTCTATTGTAAAAAAGTGCCTATTATTATTGTAGACCAACAAGTCAGGAGTACCAAGTAAGCTAATGTTTTCAAGCCTTGTAAAGGTAAAATCCCTCCACTCTTTAACAAGTTTTTTATATAATTTAGCCTCTGGTCCCACTTACTTTTTAGGGGTAACACTGTCGTTCTTTGTGCTCTTCAACGACGCTAACATTCCAATAATACTTGCAACTTCACCATATGGTCTTGTCCATAAATACTGCAATACTTGTTTTCTTTGTTCTTCTGTCAGTTCAAACATAGTAACTCCTTTCTATAAAATTATTTTAGATTTACTCGGTGGTAATGTTTTAAGTACAACTCTCACACCCTCTGTTGCACCTATCAAAGTATTTTCATGTGCTTCAATTTTTTGTATTTCAGATAGCCTGCCATTGCCTAGATCAACATAAACTTTAGCATACATAATAGCATTACCCTTGCCTTCAACTTTACCCATGCCTTTGTTAAACTTGTCAGTAAACTGTCCAAGTACTTGTTGTAGATCTCTAACTAACATTATAATAATCTGATCTTTCTTGTTTTAAATCTTTTACTTCTTGCTCTAGTTTATTTATTTTAACTATTTGATCTGCAAGTTCTGTTTTGTATTGTGTATTCATAGATAACAAATCACGCACATTGTTACGTAATTTGTCTATGGTTTTGTCTTCTTTTACACCATTAAAATCTATTACAATTTCATTTTCATGACTAATATCTTCGCCATGTTCTTTGTGTTTATTGTATGTTCGTTTATCTTTCATCTATTGACAATATAGGATAGTTACCTTAAAAAGTCAAGTATGGGTGTTCCAAAAAGATTAACAGAAATGCAAAAAAGATTTGCAGAATATTTAGTATTTAATGAAGGTAGAACTACAGGTGCAGACGCTGCTATAGCTGCTGGCTACAGTGAGAAACGTGCTAGAGTTGAAGCATCAGAATTACAAAACCCAACACTATCTCCACTTGTTGTACAATACATAGGTTCTCTACGAGAAGAAAAACTTAAAAAGTATGAAGTTACTTATGACAAACATGTAGCTGAACTTGGTAAAATTAGGGAAGCCGCTTTAAATAAAGGTGCTTTCTCTGCTGCAACCAACGCCGAAAAGAATAGAGGCATGGCTGCAGGATTATATATAGACCGAAAGATAATAAAAACAGGTAAACTAGAAGAAATGTCAGAGGAAGAATTAGAATTAAAAATGAAAAAAATACTAGAGGATTACGCACCGATTCTAAATGCAAAGGTTGTTGACGCATTACCAGAAGAAGTTAATGAACCCGAGTTATCTTCTTCACACACGAAGTCGGAAACACCGAACGCTCAGAAAAAGTAATAGACCCATCATCATCTACATCGTAGCCTGCAAAGATTCTTACAGTCTCATCATCTTTACTAAACAACCAACCCTCACTTACAGGTGTAGCTAGTTTCATATTTTTAAACTCACGTTCAGAACCCCAACCACCTTCTGTGATGATATCAATCCAATCTATACGTACACGCTTGTATGGAAATCTAACAAACTTTTTAACAGTTTTAGGTTTTACATAAGTATCAATTATTCTAGATTTTTTTCTGGATTTCATGCTATCCTTTTATAACTGCGAACCCTATAACACAATTTAAAAATAAAAAGGCGCTGGACAAAATAATTATTTGAAAGTTCGCAAAACTTAAAAAATGACCTATTAGTGTTGGTATACTTGACTAATACGCCCCGAAGGGGGGCTTCGGGAGCCTTCGCATTGGCGTAAAATGGGTTCGCAAAACAGGGGGTAGGGTTCGCACTTTTGTGGCAAAAATGTGGCAAAGGCCATATTTGAACACAATTTGGACACAATTGACCCTTTTTTACTAAAAATGCCGAACGCTGCCGAACCCTAAGTTCGCACTTTTGACCCTTTTGCGAAGGGCTAGAGTTCGCATAATTGTTTAGAATGGTTCTAAAGAACCAGATTATTTTTCTTATTTTGGCCATACTTTCGCTCATATTCTGCCTCAATCTCTATCATAAGGTCCGTGATCCCTGTTTCGTCTAGCTTGACCACAGTCTCCATGGCTTTTGCAACAAGGTCTTTTCTATATTTTATAGCCTTATTTTTGGTCTGTACTTCGTGGATTCTCCACCTCGTCTGGTCTGTCATTAAACTCCTCTGCTTTCATTGGTGTTGTTCTTTCTTTCTCATCATGTATCAGCTCATGATACATGTCTAATCGTTTTAGAAACTTATGTTTCCAAGACTTTAGTTCAGCCCCTTGTACTTTGAACTCTTGATAATATAGGTCAGGCGTGCATACCATGATAACTCCCTGCTCAATTTTACTTCCGTAGACATAGTCGTGGGCCATGGCGTATGCTGCAATCTGCATGAAATAATCTTCGATCCATTCTTCCCTTTTCGGACGGTTGGCTTGTTTGAAGTCGACAACAGTTTCCATACCATTATGATTACATATGAGATCTGTTTGACCTGCGTATAGGCCTGGGTAATGTAACGTGACTTCCGACGCATAATACTCTTCAACTGGCGCAAGACCCATCTCAATAATTTTGTCGGCCATGGGACGCGCCTCTTGTCCGATGCTTGTAAGATCAACACAGCCAGTTCCGAGTACATGATGTTCCAGGAATTTATGCATACAGGTGCCCCGTGCACTAGATACATTCTTGATTCTGTCTGCTTCTGCTTCACCTACTTTGGCCTTCCATTTGGTTAAAAATTCTGTATTTTTGGTAGCTCCTAATATAGTAGTTACACTAGGAAGTCTATATTTATCTATCTCATAAACACGTTTTCCTGTTTCGTGGTCCGTGATCTGTTTTCCCTGCATGTAGTTGTATTTATTACTTTTCTTCAACCCAGGTTTTTTACCAATATTATGGTATTCTGCTATATCTTCATCACTCATCATTAATTTTTCCAGTAACCTTTGTTAGGATTGTAGCTGTGTATTTTACTATCCATTTCTTCATTTTTTTTTCTCTCTTCTTCATCAATTATCTTTTCAATAACTTTAACATCTTTATTATTACTTTTTTTAATTAAAACTCCATTAACTATTTTATTTTTATCGGTCATAGTTTTCTTTTTAACTCCTCTAAATATTCTCTCGCTTCTTGTCTTCTTACTAATTTAGCCATAGCTATTTGTTGTTTAGCTCTAAGTATCTTAGCATGTTTACGCCATGCCCACGCATTCAACATACCGGCCCACTTCATTATAAAATGTAAACTAATATAAATGTATTTGTCAAACATTTTTACTACCTATCCATTGTTTATACCACTGCATGTCAATAACATTATCATTTAAGTCTTGTATGTTAGGTTCATAGTGATCTATTACTTTTTCAATGTCATGTAACTTAACTACAACATGTGGCCATAACAATTTACAAACTGCTAAACAATCTCTAAACGTGCAACGCCAACGCCATTGTTTTTTCATACCTTTAGGTACTTTCTTAGGTCTAACGGTCCCTACCATTAACGTCTCATGCACGAGTTCTATGACGTTTTGATCCGTCATAGCAATCTCCATGTTAATACGCCAACAATCGTAGGTACCATTTTTCTTTTTTTCTTTGTATTTTTTATAAGTAACACAACCTTCACCATCAAATAATCCTGCAATGTATGCTACGTCTAAATAATAATTATTGTTCATCAGTTTAATTTAGTTTTTTCATAAGTAGAATTATTTGTATCAATGTAAGACTCAATAATTTCATCTTCATCCATATACAATTCTCCTTCTGATTCACACACCCAACATTGATGTATATTAGTTTCATTGTTATCGTGTATTATCTTAACATATCCATTACCTTTACAGGTATCGCATATCATTGAGTGTCTACGCTTTTTTAAATTTGCCATTTAATTTTTTCGCTTTCTCATTTGCTATTGATTCAATGGTTTTACTTATAGATAGTTTTGCATCTGGTAATAATATTTTAGATAGCGCTATCAATTTCTTGTATGTATCGTGTGTTAATGATACATTCCTATACTTAGTTATATCAGTCATTTAACTTCCTTTCATTTAGTTATAATGACTATATAGGAGATTAATATAAAAAGTCAATGACAAAATTTATTTTATTAATGCTAGTTTGTAGCAATATCCCAGGAAATGATTGTAAACCTATTCCAACCCCTATTATAGAGTTTAATACTTATCATGAGTGTACTTATTATGCGTATGATTATTCTGGATCTTTGTTAAGATCCATGGGCAATGAGAATGTTGAAGAGTATCAAATGTACACTATGTTTTCTTGCAAAGAAAACCAGACTATTTGACAATGTGTCTAAATTGTGTTACCGCTAAAGTTCTCACCACAATAACCTATCCATCACTCTCTCTTTGGATAGGTGTGTATTCATATCAAACCGGCTGCTTTCCGTCGACGTACTAACAGCCAGCCAAACTCCAGGTTGCTACCTTGCGGTCATCGCTAACGTACAGGGAAATGCCATTGGCAAGATTTGGACGCCCTTGAGCTTTCA